TTGTTTTTGTTGACGGTACTGAAGGTTGGTTGCTGAAGAATAAATAATCATGGCTACCTATAAGGAGATAAATGGAACGGCAGTTCAAAATATTGCCGGAGATCCACCCGCTCCTATAGAAGGACAAGTTTGGTATGATTCTAGTTCAGGTTCTTTTAAAGCTTATTTAGAAAGTGCTGCTGGTGCTTGGGCAACAGGTGGAAATTTAAATAGAGGAAAAAAAGAAGGTAGAGGAACAGGAACTCAAACCGCAGCATTATTAGCTGGCGGTGAACCTGGTCCCGAAGTTCATACAGAGTCTTACAATGGAACTTCTTGGACATCTGTAAACGATATGAACCAGGCAAGATTAACTGGTGGAATGGCAGGTACAAATACATTAGCTATAATAGCTGGTGGTCGTGGACCATCTCCAACTGCTAATGCAGAAACTTGGAATGGATCAAACTGGACAGAAGTCAATAATTTAAATTTAGCAAGAAATGCTTTAGAAGGTGCAGGCACACAAACTGCTGCATTAGTTTTTGGTGGTACTCAACCCGCACCAAATACACAAGAAACTGAAACAGAACTATGGAATGGATCTAATTGGACTGAAGTAAACGATTTAAACACTGCAAGAGCTCACGGTGGTGGGGCAGGCGCTACAAACACAGCAGCTTTATTTTTTGGTGGAATAGTAAATGGACCAAATCCATCATCAAATAATGAACTTTGGAATGGAACTAACTGGTCAACATCAACTCCATTAAATGTTGCAAGAACTTTTGTTGCAGGGACTGGAACAAGCACGGCTGCTTTAGCTCTAGGAGGACCTCCTTCAGGAAGCACTGATAATATGGAATCTTGGAATGGTTCAAGTTGGACTACTATAAGTAGTACAAATGCTGGTAATAACGGTGGTGGGCAAGCTGCTGGAAGTAACACTGCTGGATTATTTTTTGGAGGTCAAAGCAGGACAACAGCTACGGAAGAGTTTACGAGTCCAGCTATTTTCGTACAAACAATAACAACATCTTAATAAGGAGGAAACTATGGCAAAAACAAAACAATACTGTGTAGCAGAAAACTGGGGTAAAGGATTCATTGAACATTCTGAATCTTCTAAAATCAAGTTTGCTGGCTATCCTGGTAATGTTTGGCAAGTCCCAGCAAATGACAAAGGTGCAAATCTTTGGATTCACAAAGTGTTAGGAACTGTTAAAACAAGGGATGAAGCACAAGCAATTGTTGACGCTGAGGTCACTGCAGCACAAACTGCATGGGACGCTTTATCTGATGAAGAAAAAGCTGACAGCTCAAGACCAGCGGATATAACATTAGAGGAATAAAAAATTTAAATGGCTACGTACAGAGACATACATGGATTTAAAATACAGAATGTAAGTTCTGATCCACCTACTTCTGTCGCTGGAGATGTGTGGTATAATTCTACGTCTGGAGTTTTAAAAGTAAACTCGGGAACTTTATCAGGTGCTTGGGCTACAGGTGGTACTTTAAACCAATCTCCTGATAGAACAGATGTTGGAGGTTTTGGAACAAAAACTGCAGCCATATGTGCAGGCGCTTCTCCACTTTCAGGCATAACGGAGTCTTACAATGGAACAAGTTGGACTGAAGTCAATGATATGAATACAGGAAGAACTGCTGGTTCTGCCACAGGAACTCAAACAGATGGTATACTCGCTGGAGGTTTTCCAGGAACTGTAACCACTGCAGAAACTTGGAATGGAACTAATTGGACAAGTATAAGTAGTATGAATTCTTCAAAAAGATATAATAATTCAGCTGGTATCTCTACATCAGCTATAATGTTTTCAGGATATAGATTTCCACCTGGAGCTTTAGTGGAAACAGAATTATGGAATGGAACTAATTGGACTGAAGTTAACGATATGAACGTTGCAAGATATTATGGTGTTGGTGATGGTACTTCAACGGCAGCGTTATCAGCATCAGGTGATGGTGCAGATAATCAAACAGAATTATGGAATGGAACTAATTGGACAAGTGTTTCAAACATGCCTTCTGGCACGCAAAAGGGAGCTGGGGGTGGTACAACAACATCATTTTTTGTACAAGGAGGAGAACCTCCTCCCGCTGGAAGCACTAAAACACAATTTTATAATGGAAGTAGTTGGACTGAGGGAGCTTTTACTAATAGTGCTCACATAGAAGGTTCGGGAGCAGGTAGTGCGAATAGTGACGCTATAGTTTTTGCAGGATTTAATAAACCTACCGAAGAATTTTCAGAAACAGGTGGAATTAGAACAATAGACGCGAGTTAAAATTATGACAACATACAAAGAAATAAACGGAACAAATATACAAGTAGTATCTTCAGATCCATCAAATCCTGTTGAAGGACAAATTTGGTATAATACTAGTTCAAACACAGTAAAAGGATTTTTAGTTAGCCTTGGAACATGGGCAACAGGTGGTGATTTAAATACAGCAAGATACCAATTAGCAGGAGCTGGAGTTAGTAGTTCTTCTGCCTTAGCATTTGGAGGAGATATTAATGAACCTACAAAAAAAAATGAAACAGAATCTTACAATGGCTCTAGCTGGACTGAATTAAATAATTTAAACACTGCAAGAGCTGCATTAGCAGGAGCAGGTACACAAACATCAGCTCTAGCTTTTGGTGGAGGTTTAGCTTTTCCACCTGGAGGTCCAACAGGAGAAACAGAAACTTGGAATGGATCAAACTGGACAGAAGTAAATGACTTAAATACCCCTAGACAATTATTAGCAGGAGCTGGAGCATCTAACACAGCTTGTTTAGCTTTTGGAGGTGACCCTATTACAGCAGACACAGAAACTTGGAATGGAACTAACTGGACTGAAGTAAATAATTTAAGTGATTCAAGAGACCAGCTTGGTGGTGCAGGAACTAACACTTCTGCATTAGCTTTTGGTGGAAACTCACCAGGTACTTCAAATGGAACAGAATTATGGAATGGAACTAACTGGACTGCAGTTAATAATTTAAATGCAGCAAGAAAAAGAATAGCAGGAGCTGGAGCATCTAGCACAGCTTGTATAGCATTTGGTGGAAAAAGCAGTGGAGGCCCTGATCCTGAAGTAGGAAACACAGAAGTTTGGAATGGAACTAACTGGACAGAAGTAGGAGATATGAGTGTTGTTAGAGGTTATTTAGGAGGAGCAGGAGTTAACACAAATGCACTAGGATTTGGAGGAAAAAGTCCTTTATCACCAACAGCACCAACAGCAACAGAGGAATTTAGTTCAGGCCCAGCAACAGTTACATTTACTACTTCATAAAACTTGTAATATATTTTAATTAGTATATATAAAAGATAAATATAAAGGATAGAGATATGAAAAAAGACGTTAAAGATATTATACAAAAAGAAGAAACTCATTTAAATAATTTATTAGAACCACAAGACCTTACCGATTTTAAAGGTATGGTAGACGAGCTTCGTGATACATGGACCAAGAAACAAATGTTTCGAACAGAGACAGAAGCTAGATTTTCTGTATTACAAGACAATAGATACCCAACTAAAGCTGCAAAATATTGGCAGTGTGTTAGAGAACAATCATCATACTTAGATAACTTAATGACTTTATCTTTTGATTATAGAAGAAACGAAGCAAAGATAACTTGGTTAGAAAAAAAAATAGATAAAGAAGAAGATGATTATAAAAGAACTAAATACGAAATAAATTTAGATGAATGTAAATTTGCAAAAGCCTCTATGGAAAAAGTTGCAAAACATAGAATGCGAGAAATCAAAATGTGGTCTAAATTAAAAAAAGAATTTAATGATGGATCATTTAATGATAAAGATGTTAACGAACATCAGTTAGAGTCTTATGGTAGACAATATTATGAAAAAGCTAAAACTTTAAATGAACACTCTGATCAAAATGAAGTGTTTAATGTACTAGGTCAATTACAATCATTACAAAGAATTAAAAAATCAGGTGAATTAGAAAACAATACAGAAAAGAAAGAAGAGCTAACTCAAAATGACAAACCAAGAACGGACTACCCGTAAGTTATTTTTTTTAGTCGCACAACCTAGATCTGGTAATACTTTGTTTGCAAGTATTATGAATCAAAATCCTGAGATAGCAGTTACTGCTAACTCTTTAACATTAGAGATAATGAAAGATTTATTTTTACTTAAACAAACTGATGTTTTTCAAAATTACCCTGATCACAAATCATTGGATAATGTTTTAGACAATGTCTTTAATAATTACTACCAACATTGGCCACAACGAATAATCATTGACCGTGGACCTGTAATGACAGAAAGTAATTTTCAACTAATGCAAAAACATTTTAAATATGGTTTTAAATGTATTGTTATACTTAGAAATTTAATGGATGTATTAGCTAGTTATATGCAATGGTATACAGAAAATCCTGATGCATTTCCTAATAGGTATGGTCATAATACAGATGAAGAAAAATTAATGATGTTGATGAATAAAGATGGAGCTATTGCTAAACAGTTAGAAGCTATAAAAAATAGTTTTAACTATTCAAATATTTGTCATTATGTAAAGTATGATGATATGGTTACAAATTCAGAACAAGAGTTTAGAAAAATATATCAATTTTTAGATGAACCTTATTTTAATCACAGGTTTAGTGATTTAGATCAAGTAAGTATTAATGGTTTATCTTATGATGATAGAATAGTTGGTAGTAATTTGCATAAACTATTTGATGGACCTGTTAGAAAAGTATATAACCCTTATATAGAAAAAATTCCAAAAAGCATAAAAGAAAAATATGAACACATTAAATTTTAAACCAGTATTTTTAGGTCAGTGTATTATTAAATATCAAGTGCCATTTGATATATTTGCATCTATTAATCAAATTTATGAGCAAAATTATAATAGTCTTGCACCTGCTAATGGACAATTAGTTGGTAAGATAGAAAAAGAACATTCTTTATTTTACTTAGGTAAAGATGAATCAAAAATAAAAAGACATAACTTTTTACCTAAAAATATAACAGATTATTTTATGCAGGTGTTTAATCACTATTTAAAGTTTAATGCTATACGAGATTATAAAAATCATTTAAACTCTGTATGGGTTAATGAAATGAAACAACATGAGTACAATCCAACTCATATTCATAGAGGAACATTGTTTACGGGATTATCGAGTGTAATGATTTTAAAACTACCGTCAACCTATGGTAAAGAATATTCTGCAGGACACATTGAACAAAATGGTAGACTACAAATATTAGGTGCAGCTAACGGACAATTTGCTAAGATAGATTATCAACCACCTATGAATCTTAGAGATTTTTATGTCTTTCCCTATGATATGAGACACTGCGTATATCCATTTAATGGAACCGATGAGATAAGACGAACTCTTGCTGCAAATTGTGATGTAGATTTTGATCCTATTAGAAATAGAGGCATTAATTAATGGATAAACAATATTACATAGATAATCATATAGGATTATTTAAAAACTTTATGCCAAATCAATTAATAGAGGATTATACAAATTATTTTAATAAGTGTGAACAACAAGGTGCAGTATATCCTCGACAAGAAGATGAGCTGTTAGTATCTGATAATGCAATCGACACTATAAGAGATACTAATGTTGCAATGACTTATAACAACAAACCTTTTATAGATATGTTTTTTAAAGAAGTATATCCTCTGTATGTACAAAAATATTCATACCTAAAAAAATTAGCAACACACAATATACTAGAAGTTAAAATACAAAAAACTAAAGTAGGTGAGGGTTATCATTTTTGGCATTGTGAAAATGCTGAAATGAAAGCAAGAAATAGAATACTAGCTTTTATGGTTTATCTTAATGATGTAACTGAAGGTGGAGAGACAGAATTTTTATATCAAAAATGTAGATTCAAACCTGAAAAAAATACTATGTTAGTTTGGCCTTCACAATTTACACACGTTCATAGAGGCAACCCACCTTTGTCGAATGATAAATATATAATAACAGGATGGGTAGAATACGGATATTAATATGATAACAGAACCACGTTGGAAATCTTATATAGTAGAAACAACTTCACCAATCTTTACACCTGAACAATGTAAAATGATTATTGCTG